GGGCTACGACCGCGTGGCCTGGACGACGGGCCGGATGCAGGCGGATCGGTATGACTTGAGTAAGCAGGTAGATCAGATCGATGTCATCAATCACGTCGATGGTGGGCGGTTTGTCGACGTTCGCAAGGACGGAAACTTGATCCTTGATATGCAGTACGATGAGGCCGGAAAAATCACTGGCGGACGCCCAGAGTTTATTGGGAAAGATCTGTCTGATGTGCTTGGCAAGGAGATGGCGGAAAAGGTGCTTGCTGTCCCGCCGCGCGCGTCTCCTCTTGGGCAGACAAACTTGGCCAAGAGCTTCAAAGGCATCGACCTCCAAGTCGGCGGCGAGGGCATGATTAAATTCTATGACCAGATGCTCCCCAAAAAGGCGCAGAAGATCGCACGGCGTCTGGACAAGGACGCGAAGGTTGGCACCAGGGAAATTAGCACTGGGGATGAGGTTTATTCCATATGGAACACAATATCCGGTCACTCCGTTGGCGGTGGTTATTCAAGAGCGCGGGCGCAACAAATAATAGATGCCGATGACCATCACAGGATGGTGCTTGAAAGCGGCGGCACCAATAAGGTCTGGTCAGTCGACATAACCCCCGCCATGCGCAAGACCATTGGCCGCCAGCCTCTATTCGCGGCAAACCCAGGCGCAGTGGCGGCACCCGGCCTGCTCAGTACCCAGCAACCGGCACCGCCGCCCAGCCTCATCATGGACAGCCGCGAGCGCGTACCGCGCGGTCTATTGGACGCCGCAGCCTGATGGCTGGTCTGTTTGACGACCTATCGGCTGGCAAGTACCAGAAAGTGGCCCGTGGCCTCTTAGGACCGGCCTACGAACCGCTGGCGGCATTGCCGGGTCTGTTGGGCGAGTTCACGCTGGGTGCCGACCTTAGGGACTATCAAGCCTACGGCAGTGAAGCGGTACGGAAGGCCCTGCGCGGCGACTATGGTCAAGCTGGATCAGACGCACTATGGGCTGCGGCCTCATTGGCAGGCGTAGCCTTGCCGGGTCATGCTTCCATGGCTGATCCAAGAAGATATAAGGGCGCAGCGCCGGATCGCACGACTGGGACGGTGGAGAGGCACATCGCCCCGAAGGGAACATCTGCCCGTCTAACGGATTTACTGGGTCGATTTAGGACCGATAAAAAACTTAAAAAGAGCCTGACGGATGTTGTTAAGCGCGGCGTCAAGCGTGGCGGACTGGACTGGTATAATACTGAAGAACTTCGTGACCGATTTATTGCCGAGCTAGGCGAGAAGGCCGGTGATGCGGAATGGAAGCGGTACATGACCCTGATGGGGCCGACCAGTCCCAACCAAGCCGTACAGCCGAATTTAAGAACGGCCTCGTTTTGGCATACACAAAGCGAACCCGCCATGAAGAAGCGCTTGGCTGAATTTGAGCGTGGTGAAATGGTGCCGCCGAAAGGCAGTGGCTACGGATCACAAACGCAACGGTATCAATCAAGACTGTTGGGTAAGTTTTTTGAACATGGGCCGGAAGGCTTTCTTCACGATTTACCGGGCATTGTCGCGCCCAAACCGCGTGGCTTTGCACAGAGTTTGCGGGGCAACCCGATTAACATGGCGGCAGATAAGCACTTCACCCGCTTAATGGCGATGCAAGCAGGTAACCCTGATTGGCTGCACGGTTCCGCTACAATCGCTCACCGTCTTGTTGATAGCCTGAAGAAGGATTTCCCAGGCGTCGAGAAGTACATAAGAATGCGTAAGGTGAGCGGTAAGGACGTTCCATCTTTCAATGCAAAGAAAGCTGCGCGTGAATTACCCAACGGCGACGCCTTGGTCCGCCGCCTACGCAATGAGCCAACTGTCTGGGAAGACTTGCCTGGGGAAAATGAATACGCGGCATTTGAACAGTATATGGGCGAATTGGCCGAAGAGATGGGCATGACCACGCCGCAGCTCCAGGCCGCGTTCTGGGTAGGGGCGGCTGAAAAGACCGGGGTGCGCGGCGGCTCTCTGAATACTTTTATGAATATCTTTAATGAAAATTTAGAGAAACAGGCGAAGAAGCGCGGCATGACACCGGACGAGTTGTTCAAAAAGTTTGCCAGAAGGGAAGAGGCTCTGGTCGTACCGCTGGCTGCTGTAGGCACAGGCGGTCTTTTGGCCAGCCAGCAAGATCGCGAAGGCCCAAACGGGCTGCTTTATTAGTCGGTTAGATTTATATCGCCAATAGCAACACGGGCCTGGAACAGGGCTTCCAGTTCAAATTCAGTTTTCGCCTCTGGCATCGTGCCGCCGCATAACTGCTGGGCGTATTTTTCGATCAAATCACGCAAATGGTTCATGCGAATTTTATACCACGCGGAAATACAAATGCCCATCAAGAAAACCAAAGGCGGCTACCGTTGGGGAAGCCGCGGCAAGACATACAAAACCAAGGCAGGCGCGGCAAAACAAGCCCGCGCAGCCCATGCCGCTGGCTACAAGCCAAAGCGGCGCAAATAAGGCAGAAACATGGCCAAACTTGACGACACCGAAATCCATCGGATCGTGCAGAACGAGATCGATGACGCTGTCCTCTATCAAGAGGAGGAGCATACCGGGTTTCGGGATAAGGCGACCAACTACTACTACGGCGAGCCGTTCGGCAATGAAGTCGAGAACCAGAGCCAGGTCGTAAGCCGGGACGTCGCCGACACCGTTGGCTTTATTATGCCTTCTCTGATGAAGATCTTTGCCAGCAGCAAGGACTACGTCAGCTTTCAGCCGCGCCACCCTGAAGACGAAGACGCCGCCAAGCAAGCCAGCGAATACGTTAACTGGATCGTGACCGACCAGAACCCCGGCTACAAGGTCATCCAGAACTGGATGCACGACGCCCTGGTGTTCCGCCTTGGCGTGGTCAAGTTCTACTGGCGTGACCCGGAATTTGACGGCCCCGAATCCTACGACGGCCTGACCGAGAACCAACTGGCCATGCTGGTCAACGACCCCAAGGTCGAGATCCTTGAACAGGAAATCGGTTACGGCGGTTACGCCGACAACGAGGCCGACGAGGAATACGGCGATATGGCGCAGGCCCTGCCGCCAACCTATTCAGTCAAAATCAGAACCAAGTTGGAAAACGGCCAGTGCGTTCTGGAGAACGTGCCGCCCGAAGAGTTTCTGTATTCACGCCACGCGAAGTCCCTGGAAGATGCGGACTTCGTCGGCCACCGCCGCATGATGAGCGTCAGCGAACTGATCACCATGGGTTACGACCGCGACGACATCGAGCGGTATAGCGGCGGCGAAGAGAGCAACATGAGCGAGGAGGTGACGGCCCGCTTTCAAGATTTATCGAGTGGTGGCGGCGACAGCACTATCGACCCAAGCAGGCGCGAGGTCGAGTGCGTTGAAGCCTATATGAAAGTAGACGACGGCACGGGCGTCAGCGAGTTGCGGCGCTTCTTCTGCGTCGGCGCGGGCCGCGAGATTTTAGAAGACGAGCCATTTGACCAACTACCTTTTGCCACATTAACGCCACATTTGATCCCGCACCGCCTGGTTGGCCGGTCGGTCACCGACGACACGCAAGACTTGCAGTTGATCAAGTCCACGGTACTGCGGCAGATCATGGATGGTGCTTACCAATCTACAAATCCGCGAGTGATGGCGGTCGAGGGCCAAGTCAATATCAGCGACCTGATGGAGAACCGGCCCGGCAACATAGTGAGAGTCCGCGCACCGGGCATGGTGCAGCCGTTGCCGATACAGCCGGTCTGGCAGTCCACATTCCCGTTGCTGGAATACCTCGACAACGTGCGCGAGACCCGCACCGGGATCAGCAAAGCCTCTATGGGCTTAGACCCTGACGCATTGCAGTCAACTACGGCCACGGCAGTCGCAGCCACAGTCAGCGCAGCCCAGTGCAAAGTTGAACAGATCGCCAGGGTATTTGCCGAAACGGGCTTCCGCGACCTGTTCAAAGGCATCCTACGTCTGGTTACCCACTATCAGGATGCCCCGCAGATCATCAGACTCACTAACAATTATGTGGAAATGGACCCACGCGAGTGGACCTCCGGTTTCGATCTGATCGTGAATGTCGGCCTGGGCACCACACAACAAGATCAAAAATTAGCGTTACTCGCACAGATCGCTGGCAAGCAAGAACAGTTATTGCAAACACTCGGCCCAGCCAATCCGGTCGTGGGCGTCAATCAATATGTCGGCACCCTGCGCAAAATGGTCGAGGCTGCTGGCTTCAAGGACGCTGGACAGTTCTTTAACGACGTGCCGCCGGAAGTCGCGCAACAGATGGGCCAGCAAGAGCAACAGCCCGACCCGATGGCGCAAGCCGCCATGGCTGCGGTTGAGATCGATAAGGCCAAGGCCGAAGCCGACATCCAGATCAAGCGCGAGAAAATGGAAGCCGACATCCAGTTGGCCAGAGAAAAATTGCAGATGGAAATGCAACTCAAGCAGGCCGAGCTTGAAAACGAAGCGCGGCTGCAAGGTATCAAGTTGGCTAACAAGATTGGTGAACAGGGCACCAATATTAAGGCGGTGGTTTAGATGCCTATTGGAACCTGGGCACCACCGACGCCCGAATATCTGACTGCACCGGGTTTTGCCACCTACGCGCCCACAAGAGCCTACGCCTATTCCCCGACAGGCGGCGACTGGTCGGGCACTTATCCGAGCTATGGTGGCGGTGGCGGTGGAGGCTTGACATCAGGCGACTTCGGCGGCGGCGCGGACACCAGCACGCTGGGCGGCTTACTGTCGGCTGCATCCGTGCTTGGCGGTGCCAACAACCTGTCCAGTCTACTGACGGGCAAAAGCCTGCTTGACCATGCTGGCATCGATACCGGCAACCTGAACTGGGACGCATTGAATCCATTCAGTGACGTGCCGCTCAGTGATTTCTTCAGCACGTCGTTCGGGCCTAGCGATATGCCAGCGGGATTAATTGAGGCTTACCAGAGCGGCGCTATCCCAGAGATGCCCGGTGGCGCGTTTGGTGAGGGGATCGCACCAACGCTAGACGGTGGCTTACTTTCAAACGCCCCGGTTCAATCGTTGACGCCGCCAATGGTGGATGCCTTCCCGATGGTTGACCCTGCTTCAGTTGCCGCGCAACCTGGCAACCTAGGCCTGCCTATTGATGCCACTCAATTATATGGCGATGGCGGTCTGGCAACGTCAGAATTCGCCCCGACTTGGGCGGAACAAGCTCAGGCTATTCAGTCAGCTTATGGGACCACGACACCGGGGCTAACAACGGCGCAGCAGGCGGCTATGGACTTGGGCGGCATTCAGGCGCTTGGTTCTGGAGCAACGCCAACGATTGCACAGCAAGCGGTTATGGATTTAGGCGGTATTGGCGCAACGGGCTTTGGAGCAGCACCAGCATTTTTAGGCACGACTTACCTTGGCGCTCCAATGTCGGGTTTCGCATCCGGTGCCCTAACAGGCGGCGCACTCGGCGGCCCAGGCTCTGCCGCTGCCGGTTCATTTGCAGGCGCAGCTTTGCCGCTGGCCTTAGCGATGTACGGCATGCGACGCATGGCCCCAGATCCGACCGCTGATCCCAGAATGGCTAACCAGCTAGAGAACTATTTCCAGCGTGCGTTGCAAGGCCCAGAACAAGAAGCGCTCGAACTGGAAAATCTAAGGCAACAAGTCTTTCTGAACCCAGCATCGATTGAAGTCATGAAGAGAGCCGCGGAAGGCGGCGTGCCCGGCGCAGTTCATACATCCGGCGGAACCAATATCGTGCCGTGGGTGGGCGATGTCCCTGCCAAGTTTAGGGAGTTCCTACCAGAATTGGAGCGGGTAGCGGCTGAGAGTGGGCTGGCTCAACATGGCGGCATGTACAACATTGGTGAGTATGGCCTGATGGGATCACCGCCAAATCCGTATGGTGAAAATACGAGGGTATTTGATCCAGACACGGTGACTTGGCAGGCTCCGCCGCCACCGCCGCCAGACCTTTCCCTTCCTGAAGACGAAAGGCGAGTGAAGCCGAAGAAACAATCTTATCCTGACATGTTCCTAGGCCCATGAACCGCGAAGAGGAAATCGCACGCGGCAAAGCCGCCGAGTTGCTTCTTCGAAACGAACTGTTAGCGGAAGCATTTGAAACATTGGAATCGACCTACACGGCTAGTTGGAAAGCAACAGCCACAGGTCAAACGGACGAGCGTGAGAGATTATTCGCGCTCACCACAGCCCTGCGCGACGTGCGCGGGCACATCGAGCAAATCGCCGTAACAGGCGAACTCTCCCGGCGGCAACTAGGCATCGACTAACCGCCACAATCGAAAGGTTAATTAATTATGGCTGATACCAGCATCCCTGAAGGGACTGGCACCGGCCCGCTGTCTGTAAACAGCGCGGTCGAACACCTTCTGTCTATACCGGCTCCAGAACAGGAACCTCCGGTCGAAGCGGAAGAGCAACCAGCGCCGGAAATACTCGACGCTGGCACAGACGACGCCGAGGACGACGCGCCCGTGGAAGCGGCAAACGCAGACGCCGAGGATGACCAAGACCAGGTCGCAGACGACGATGACGACGACAGTGATGAAGCCACCATTGACTACTACACGGTAAAGGTTGCCGGTGAGGATGTTGATGTATCGGCGGACGAGCTGATCGCTGGCTATCAGCGTGGTGGCGACTATACGCAAAAGACGCAGGCATTAGCTGCCGACCGTAAAGCGGTCGATGGCGAACGCCAGCAATTTGCGCAGGCGAGCCAGGAGCTTTCAGAGATGAGAGCGCACCTCGCCACCAGGCTGCAAATGGCCGACGAGATGTTGCAGACAGGTGCCGGGGAACCGGAACCAAACTGGGACCAGTTGCGAGACGACGACCCAATGGAATACATGGTTCAGCGGGATCAGTTTCGTGACCGTCAAGAAAAACAACGCCAAGTCCAAGAAGAACGGGCAGCGTTGCAGGCCCAGCACACCGCCGCTACGCAACAGCAGTGGGCGGCGCATCTCCAGAATGAACACGCAGCACTTCTTGAGCGAATACCCGAATGGCGGGATAACGACGTGGCGGCGAAGGAGAAATCCGACGTCATCACATACGCCCAGCGCTCCGGATTCAGTGAGCAAGAGCTAAGCCAAGCATCTGATAGTCGGGCAATTTCGATTTTGCGTAAGGCAATGTTATTCGACGCCTTGCAGAACGAAACGCCCAAGGCCAAGGTCAAAGTCAAGAACGCGCCCCGAATGGTTCGCGCTGGCCGACCTAAAAGCAAAGCCGAAAAATCCTCAAGGCGGCAGGCTGACAAGCTCTCCCGCATTTCACAAACCAAGGGCAGAGATTCTATGGATGCAGCCGTTGAATATCTGCTTGAACGATAGGAGGTGCCATCATGGCAACCTACACAACCTCGTCAGCTATTGGCGAAAAGGAAGATTTGGTTAATGTCATAACCAGAATCGACCCAGACGAGACGCCCATTTTCTCGAATGCCAAACGGGAAGTAACTAAGGGCGTGTTTCACGAATGGCAGGTCCAGGAATTAGCAGCCGCAGATAATGGTAATGCTAAAAACGAAGGGGCCGATTATTCGTATGTTAACCCAACGGCTTAATTTGTAGGCCCGTTACGTCGCAAGGCGTGACTGAAAATTCCGTGAATTGCTGGGAAGTCTCTCCGAGATAATCAGCAGCCAAGCCCGCAAGGGAAGGTTCAACGACTATCCGAAAGGAGTACCTGCCAAGCGGCGGGGAAGCGCGGAACACCCCACCGGGGTGATAATATAGTCTCATCTGCATGGCGACATGCAGCGGCCCTGAGGGGCGGGGATGGTTTAGCGAACTGTCCTGAAGATAATGACCACAAGATTGGGTAACTACCATCAGATCTCGGCCAATGCCGCCAGCGTATCCGGCACATTGGACGCGGTCGATAAGGCAGGCCGTGACAAGGAAACGGCCTACGTTAAGCTGCTTAGTATTTTTGGGTAGCCTGTCTGGTAACAGGCAGCAAACAACTGGGTGAATTGCTGGAACATCCTAACGCATGATGGCGAGGACAATCAGCAGCCAAGCCCCTGCGGGGGAAGGTTCAGAGACTATTCCGCTAGGAAGTAGGATTAAGCAATCCGAAGCGCCCAGCCCCTCATAGGGTGAAGATATAGTCCGCTCTGTATGGAAACATGCAGCAGTCCAATATTGGACGGGCAGGGTTTTGCGAACTCTGTTGAACAAAAGGCAAAGGGTTAGAGCAAAGACGCGACATTGAGAAATGTCTCATCACTGTTGAAGCGCGTAATGCTTCGGACACTCGTAAAGCCGGTAAATTGGCTTCGTACATGACAAACCAGAGCGTGATTTCGCCGTCTACGACAGCGACGGGCGATGGTTCAAATGTCAGCGATCTCGCCGGGACTAACGCAGCGTTGACGTTGGCTAAAATCGATACGGCCATGAAAGCGGCCTACACCGATGGCGGCCAGCCCGACATGATGGTGGTTAGCCCCACCAACAAGGTCAATTTCTCCGACCTTAATTCGGGCAGCGCAGTGACCAACCAGTTGCACATGACTTCCCCGAAGGAAGCCACAATCATCGGAAGCGTTTCGATGTATTTGACGGATCAAATTCACTAGCCGAGGTCCGTCTAAAATTCCGTGAATTGCTGGAAGCCTAAACCGTAAGGCAAGGTAATCAGCAGCCAATCCTGTCAGTAATGGCAGGCAGGTCCAGAGACTAGGTCATGGAGTCCCACCGGGACGGTAAAGGCCCAAGAGCGCGGAACACCCCATCGGGGTGATGATATAGTCCGACACCCATCTAAAGGTGGGAGCGGGGATAAAGAGCCTCGCAGTAAACAGCAAGTTCGGCATGTTGGACGTCGTCATTGATAGATTCAATGAAGACGACCGTATCTGGTTGCTAGATTCGGATTTCTACAGCATCGGCCACCTTCCAGGCCGCATGTTTAATGTAGAATCTGTAGCGCCAACGGGAGACGCTACCAAGTTCGTCGTGCTTTCAGAATGGACTCTCATAATGAAAGCTCCAAAAGCAAGCGCGTGGGTAGCTGACCTGAACGGCTCCTAGTACCAGTATCTAACGGGGGAGGCTTCGGTCTCCCCCACCTTTTCCAGCGGCTCAGGCCGCTTTTTTTATGGCGAGGCCATGGGTAAAAGACTTTTATCATCTGATCCACTTTTGCGAAGAAAGACCTGGCTGACTGATGACGCCGATGGTCTGGGCTTCAGGACTGAACAAGATGCTTCGCCGGTTTTGGATGCTGCCAAGGCAGAGGAATCCGCTTGGCGACCCGGCCAGATGATTGGCAACACGCAGAAGCACCATCAGAAAGTGGCCGAGATACCGACTGCAATTTACTTCGACTTGCTGGCCAAGTTCGGCGACCCGAAGCACAACAAGAAACGCTGGATGCGCTGGTTGCAAGATCCAGACAACAAACATTTCCGCACCACAGGCGGCAGGCTGGTTTAGATGGCTATCACAACATTCGATGAATTGAAGACGGCGGCGGCGAATTGGCTGGGCAGAGATGACCTGACCGACCGCATACCGGAGTTCATCGCACTGGCCGAAGGCCGGATCAACAGGACCGTTTTTGCGCGTGCGCAAGAGGTGCGTTCTACCGCGACCCTGGTGGCCGACGATGCTTACACGTCGTTGCCTACTGATCTTCGCACGATCAGGGCAGTCCAGTTGAACACCACGCCGACAACGGTGCTGCGCTACATGCCGCCTAGCCAACTAGAGCGGACCTATCCCAGCACGACGACCGGCAAGCCATTGGTCTATACGGTGATCGGCACCGAAATAAAATGGGCACCGACACCGGACAGCGGCTACACCGCCGAGATTTTATATACCCAAGGCATCCCGGCCCTAAGTTCAAGCAACGCGGTCAACACCTATCTGACGCGATCCCCAGACGCCTACTTGTACGGCACGCTGACAGAGGCTCACAGATATTTGATGGGCCCCAACCAAGCCAACAACTTTGACCAGTTATTCAGTAGGGCGATGTCCGAGATCAAGGCCGAGGACGACGAGGCGCGTTGGGGCGGATCGCCTCTACAAATGAAAACCGGCTCTACCCCGTAAGGAGAATATTAAATGGCAGCTTTAAGTAATTTTGCCGAAAACGAAATGTTAGATCACATGCTTGGAACGGGGTCATACACAGCGCCGACCAACGTGTTCCTTTCACTCTGGACATCGGACCCGACCGACGCCGGGTCTGGGACAGAAATTTCAGGGAACGGGTATGCGCGGCAGGATATTAACTTCGGCGCAGCGTCCGGTGGTGTAGCCACCTCTTCAGGCGTGGTGACCTTCCCTACGGCCTCAGGGGGAGCTTGGGGCACTTTGACACATATCGGAATACACGACGCTGTGAGTTCTGGAAACTTGCTCTTTCACGGAAGCCTCACGGCCTCCAAGGTCATTTCTGACGGGGACGTCATGCAGATCGCCAATGGCGCGATTACCATAACGGCGGCCTAATCACATGGCCGACATTGTTGGCCCAACACTAGACCAACTCGACTCTTGGTATGGCGGGAACCTTGATAACTTCCCGACGTCGCTTGATAACTCGTTCTGGGACACTGCGACACTAAGGGATGGTGCGTCTGCGCTAAGTGTTTCGGCCACGGTTGCAGCGACAGCCGAAAAGATCATCGGCGGTGCGGCAGCACTAAGCGTTTCGGCAACAGTTGCAGCGGCAGGAACTAGGGTCGCGCTAGGCGCGGCTACGCCAAGTGTTTCAGCAACAGTTGCAGCGGCTGGCGTACGGGTTGCGCTAGGCGCAGCCACGCCAAGTGTATCGGCTACGGTTGCTGCCGCTGGCACGCGGGTTGCATTGGGTGAAAGCGCCCTGGCGGTGAGTGCCGCAATCAGCGCGGAGGCTACACGCACAGCCCTTGGTGAGGCCGCACTGGCGCCAACAGTGACGGTGGTTGCTGCTGGAGAAATCCTTGGCGAGGACTGGTCGTCCGTATCGGACGAGAGCGAGACATGGTCAGAAATCAGCGCCGGGTCTGAAGTCTGGGCTACGGTATCGACAGGAAATGAAAGTTGGGTGAGGCAATGACGGCAGTTAATTTTGGCGAATGGACGCCCGACCAGCCAAGCCTGGGGTCTGGCTGTGCGGACGCCCTGAACGTAATACCTACGGCGCGTGGCTACCGGCCATTGCCCAGTTTATCGGCGTTATCGAATGCTGCGGACGCACGCCTGCGGGGGATTTTCCCGGCCAAGCAGTCCAGTGGCACAGTCAAGTTGTTTGCCGGGGATGGCACGAAACTATATCTATTTGGTGTTGGTGACAGCGACCTCGACAATGTTTCCAAGTCCGGTAATTACACGCTGACCGGCGACGAACCCTGGCGGTTTGTGCAGTTCGGAAACATCGTCATCGCGGCCAGTAATTCGCAGATATTGCAGTCCTACACGCTCGGCAGTTCATCGCTTTTCGCTGATGTTTCCGGCGCACCGACAGCCAAATATATCGCGGTCGTCAGGGACTTCGTCATGACCGCCAACACCTCGACCAGCAACCAACAGGTACGCTGGTCCGGCTTAGGAGACAGCACGGCTTGGGCGGCCAGCGCTACAACGCAAAGTGACGCCCAAACAATCTATGGATTGGGTGCCATTACCGGCCTGGTCGGCGGTGAGTTCGCGACCATCTTATGCGAAAAAGGCATTGTCCGCGGCACATACGCTGGTTCGCCTTTGGTCTTCCAGTTCGATGCTGTGGAAACCACCAGGGGCTGTTCGATACCCGGTAGCGTCGCAGCTCTCGGCAACAACACAATTTATTACAGCAACGACGGATTTTATTTATTTGACGGCGCGGCATCGACGCCAATCGGCACCGAGAAGGTGGACCGCTTTTTTGCTGATGACCTGAACCTTGGTGACGTCGAACGCTGTTCTGCGGCCATCGACCCGGTCAACAAACTCTATGTCCTGGCCTACAGCGGTGGCAACGGCGGATCACAACCAAACAAGTTACTGATTTACAATTATTCACTGGGCCGTTGGTCAAGAGGCGAGGTGGAGACGGATGTGGTCGCGCCAATTTTCACGGCTGGCTACACACTCGAACAGTTAAACAACGTCAACAGCAGCCTGGACGCCTTGCCTGCTAGTCTGGACAGTTCGATTTGGAAAGGCGGCGAGTTCGCTTTTGCTGGCAGTGACGCCAGTAAGATCAGCACGTTCACCGGCACCGCCCTGACCAGCGTTATCGAAACCGGCGAACAGGCATTGCCCGATGGCCAACGCGCCATGGTCAATGCGGTCACGCCGTTGGTCACTGGGATCAGCCCGACGACAACCGTGCAGGTGCTGACCCGCAACCGGCAGCAAGACGACGAGACAGCAACCACGGCGGCTAGCGTTAATGCGGACGGATGGGCACCTGTTCGCGCCAATGGCCGCTTTCACCGCGTCCGGCTGAATGTCAGCGGCGTCTGGACAAATGCCCAAGGCATCGATGTTCAGGTACAGGCCGCCGGTATGCGCTGATGGCTGACAATCAATTTCGGAGGCTTCCACAAGCTGGCGCTACGCCCCGCCAGATCGCGGAAGTCGTCAACAGAGCTTTAGACGGCGGCATCAACGCCACTGGCAGCGTGACATTAACGGCCAGTGCAGCAACGACAGCAGTGGCTGATAAGCGCCTTAGCGCCACTAGCTATTTCGGACTGATGCCAACCACGGCCAATGCCGCTGCCGAGATTGGCAACGGTACCATCTACGTGAGTGCCCAAGGAAAGCAGACTTTAACGCTGACCCATGCAAACAACAGCCAGAGCGACAGAACCTACCGCTACGTCATTCTGGGATGAATGGAAGCGCTTGCGTCACCACATCCTGGCGGCTCTTGAACACGCG